ATGAAAACCCAAGGTCCTGTCCACTAGACGACCGCGTCAAATACAGCTTTTATTTTTTGATAGGGGTTCAAAGCTGCAAACATTTCCTTCCCAGTATAGTAGGCCGGAATCGAACCGGCGCATTTCTTGCTCCCAAAGCAAGCGGGTTCTTCCATCTGCCCTAGCTACTATATTTATTGGTATAAACTAAAAAATCCCTCTAATTTCTTAGAAGGACTCTTGTATGTGTTACACCGAGGGTAGATTAAAGACCGTCGACACCGAATACAGGGTTCCTTCCATTACATTGTAACGGTTGCTCCAGTAATTCGATATGGCGTAATACTTTAATCATGCTACAAATATAACACTTTATTTTAAACTAGCAACATAAATCAATTTATTTTTAGTATCTTTATAATACTAATTGTGTAATTATGAACAGTAAAGTAAAAAGACCAAATAAAATTACGATTGATACCCATAGAGGTAAAGAAAATACCGCTTTTGGAAAACACTCGAGAGTACCGTTCAATATAGATGATATAGATGCTAAGAGTTTATTAGTATTGGCCTTTATAGATATTGATCAGTTCCTTGATTCGAAGTTTAAAATAAAGAATATTAGAAGAGTTATTAGACTTGAAGATTTTTGTAGTAGCTTACATGTAAGTAAAAATACTATAAAGAGATGTCTAAAAGAACTTGAGGAGAAAGGATTTATCACCTCAACATATAAACATAGTGTAGGAACTTCTTACATATCTAATATTGTAAAGCTTCATGTAAAGTATCAGATCATAACATACTCATTTATTACTAGGGAAGATTTATCTCATGCAGTAAAGGCTTTTATTGTAAAGGTTGTTATGCTTGGAGAACCTAGAATTACTAATATACGAAATGTAACAGCTTTGGTAAAAGAGACTGGAGTACCCAGGAGAAAGATAAATGATGTCTTAACTGACTTACTTTCAAGAGGTTATATATTAGATCACCCCACCGAAAGCTCTATACAAATATTGGATGTTGCTGGAATCATGTTAGATTCTGAAGAGAAATTAATGCTGGAGCATAGACAACTTAGGGAAACAATAGCTTTTTATGAAGCTAACTTTCCTACTTTTAATGAGGACGACACAGAGGAGATCACTAGGCTTAAGTCTGAAGTAAACAGATTATTAAAGAAGATAATGATGTTACAAAATGGCAACAGTGAAAACAATAAAAAAACATAGCGAGAAAAAATATACTAAGAAGAAACCTAAGAAGAAGAAAGCCCCAGTAGCGAAAAAGGAGATAGTCCCCAGACGTAAAAAGAAAACTTACCCTTCCCACGAGAAAAAACTAGTCTATACCTATGTCTTAAAAGATATCAAACGAAACATTTATAAAATTGGAAAGACTGCCGATCCTCATGCAAGATTTAAATCTTTATGTAGAAAGGGTAAGGTACTTCCTATTGCACTAGTTAGGAAGGATGTAGAGGATCAACTTCATAAAGAATACGCAGAAAATCGTATGTTTAATGAAGAATATAAAATGAATGGAGCCACTGAATGGTTCAGACCTGGAGGAAAGTTTGATGCTTTCATAGCTACTGTAGATAAAGGGAAATTCCTTCCTTATATTACTGTGCATACAATGACTAAGCAACTTATAGAAGATAATTGTATAAGATTAAATGACTCTACTGTAGAATGGGAACTTGCTCAGAGCACTTTCGGGTATTATTTTATAGGGTTGGAGTTACTTAAGATGTTAGGGTATATTAAAAAAGCCGGAGATATATTAATTTCTGAGAATAAACATGATGTTATGCTTATAGGTAGAAGGGCATCTGTATCAGATAAAGTCTACGAAGATATTAGAGATAACTATATGGTATGTATTGCTCACAAGGCCAAGGAGGGCTTAATAGCAGAAAATAAACGTGATATATCAAGACTTAGAAAAGTTACGATAGAGACTATAGAATTTGATTCAGAAGTCTTTTTATTATTAAATAGTGTATAATAATATAGTACACAAAGATTAATTAATTAATTTCGAAAAAATGAATTACTATAAAAACCATAAGGGAGCTAAAAGAAAGTTCCAGACAGCAGGTGTACTTCCTATCACAGGTAGTACAGGCGTTTCGCCATTAACATATGGGCCAGGACCTGGTGAAGAAGGATTTACAACACCAGTATCAACTATTACAGGAAGTACTTCTAGATCAGGGCTTACTTATGGTCCTAAACCGGTAGGAGGACCTGATGCTGAAACTAGACTAGCATATATGCACCCTGAAAAAAGAAGAATGGAGTTAGTTAGGATACAGAAAAACCTGGCATCCGGACAAACTATTCCTCAAGCAGATAAAGATCTGTTAAATGCAGCATATAGACAGAATAATCCTAACCCAAATAGTCAGATGACTGATGACCCTGAGTTATTAAAGAAAATATTTCCAGGAGGAGATCCTATTAGTAACATAAACCCAGGTCAAACAGGCCCACCACAAACAGTAGTGAATCCTGATGGTACAGTAGCTCCTAAAACACCTGTAACACCTGTAGACACTGTAGTAGCACCAGCAACATCTACTGTAACTAATGAAGAGTTATTAGATGCTTTAGATGCCAAATTAGCAGGGGCAAAAGATAAGGCTTCTATTGAGGCATTACAGGCGCAATTAAAAGTACCAGTTGATGGTAAATGGGGACCGGTTTCTCAAGCAGCTTTTAATAAGCAAAGGAGAGTAATTAATTTAGGTACTAAGGCAGGTAAGGAAACTGATGAGAAGATCAGAAGAATCCAGAGACGTCTTGGAGTAGGAGTAGACGGAATATGGGGGACTAAGACTGACACCGCATTTAAAAAACTTAAAGCATTACAAGGAGATCTTGGCGTAACAGCTGATGGTGTCTGGGGACCGAACACAAAGAAAGCAGCAATAGCTCGTAGCACTAAAACAGCTGATGAGATTCAAAGTCTTGCTACTAATGGGTTACCAAAACAAGACTTACAAAGAAGTAGCAGGCCTACTAATACCTTATCAAATGGAGATGCTCGTAAGAAAGCAAGAGGAATGAGAAAGGAAGCAAGACAAGAAAAAAGATCTGGTCGTAAACTTGATAGACAGCTAAGAAGAGATGCCGATAAGTTCAACGCAGATGGCTCACCTAAATTAAGAAGAGGCGGACTATTCTACAATTCAGTAGAAAAATAAGACTACATTAATAGTAGTAAATAAGAATAATATGAAAATCAATAACTATGTTAGTAGAAGATTGGAGACCTAAATTATACTGTAAAGACGTTGAGTGTCAGAACCTTACGCCAAACAAGCAAGTTCTGTTCATTGAAGAAGGACATAAATATTATCACGCAGATGATATTGTTGGAGGACAGTTGAAACCTTTTGAGGATTCAAAATATATGTTTAGATCACCTACAGGAATTATTGGAGATATGCACGAGCATTTTGATACTATTCCACAAGCAAAGAAATACGTTAAGAAACATAAACTGCCAATCACCTGGGAACAACTCGTATATGCGTGGGAATTCTTAGGTGATTTTGCGTCTGATCAAGGTACAGTTCTACATGGATACGGAGAAGCCTTATTCAACAAATGGCCTATGCCTGCACCAGATTTACAGAAACAACCGTATGTACATGATTTATATATGGAGCTTACTGATAGATACAAGCTGGCAAAGACGGAGTTATTAGTATACTCTACAAAATTAAGGATAGCCGGACAGGTCGATCTACTTATGAAGAGTAAAGACGGTTCAGAATACCACATACTAGATTGGAAGTTTTTAAATGCTCCTATAGAGAAGAAAAGCTTCTTTAACTGGGGAACCAGGAAATTTAAGATGATGTATGGACCATTTAATAAACTTATGGACTGTAATTTCTACCATTATAGTGTACAAATGGAAATATATAGGTACCTTATGGGCGCCGCAGGTAAAAAAGTAAAAAGTAAAACATTGATGGTAGTAACATCTGATGGATATGAACTTGTACCGGGACACCCTATGAAAATATGGGTATCTGAAGATGGTATACTTCATGCACGATACAGACACTACAAGAATAAATTATATGATAGTTCTAAAGATATGGACTATCTAGAAAATGGTTATAAAATAATATAATATGGCACTAAGAAATTTAAGACCTAGAGGAGAAAGAATATTCTTTGCCTCAGGCGATATCGTAGAAATTAAGCATGACTTACCAAATAAGCCTCAGATGCTTGTTCAATCAGTAGATAAATCTACTATGAAAGTAAAACAGTATTCTCCAGGAGAACATTCTGATGATTCAGATGAAAAAGATAAAGGAACCCTTTTAGGCCTTACTTGTATTTGGTTCACTGCTAATGGAGAGTTACAAAAACATAGGTTTAATACAAAAGACCTACAAAAAGTAGAGTTAGATGATTAAATTTACTATATCAGGTGGAAAACTTGTTCTTGACAATAGTATAGTTTTGTTCGATGAACTTAAAGAGCTGTACAATGTAAAGGATGGAGAGAAGTGGCTGCAGGTCATATACTATCTGCATTCTACTGATACTGAGAATCCTTTTAGAGATCTTGATACTTTTGTATTAGAGGAGAATGTTATGATGGCAGTATTTAAACAACCCTCATTCAAAGCCATGAAAATGACTAAGAAATTAGAGGATCAATTTAAAGCTGCGGAAAGATTATTTCTAAAGTATACTAGCACACCCGAGAAGAGGCTACTTAAATCTATTGATAGAAAGTTAGATGAAATCACTAAAATGCTGGACGATAATATACCTATCATAGAGGAATCTGTTACCAGTAGTGGAGAAACTAAGTTTAATACCAATCTTACTATTATGCTTAATGCGTTCGCTAAAATTGAGACTATTATGAAGAGTAAAACAATACTTGCTAATGCAGTAATGAAATCAGAAGGAGCAGGGCGTACCCGTGGTGGAGGTACTACAAGTTTCAGAGAACGAGGACTAGAAGACTAAGATATGAGAATTAGCGCGAAGACAAAATATAATAGGTATAGTGAGACTAAGCTTCCTTTTCTAACTAAGACAGGAGATAAAATAATGAATGGTCATTGGGATGTATCCGAGACCAAGGAGTTTCTTGAAGGAATTAGAACAGGAGAAGAAGAAATTAGACTTAAAGACTATCTAGTATACAGACCATTACCAAAAGCTATTACAGCGCTGAGAGATAAACCAGATGTTCATCCTCAGAGTTATGATATGCAACTTTACTATAAGAAGATAGATAAGGTTATGCGTGAGGGCATCTATATAGGTTCAGAGTATTATAATCCTATGTTTTGTTTTTGGCATATTTTATTCATCTTTGAGATCCCGATGTATGATAAGAATAACAATCCTATAGAAGGGTCAGAGATCGGAAGACCTTTGTATTCTACAATAGATAGATATATTTTTGACTTGCTATGGAAAGGATTTAAACAAAAGAAGTACGGCTCTATAATGGGTGGAAGGGGTATTGGTAAATCTTTTATTACCGACTCTGTAGTTGCTTGGTTCTATATGATATTTGATAATCAAGAGATTATTATATCTGCTACCTCTGATCCAATTGTGGAGGAAGCTTGGGATAAAGTAGAAGACACTATTAAGCTTATAGAAGAAGAGTACCCTGGGTATAGACAGAAACAAATGACTAGCTCTACTAAAAAGATTGTAGCTGGTGAAGAGTACTATGACTCTAATAATGATAAAAAAGTTAGGGGTTCTCAGAACGAGATAAGAAAAATTACTTACGCAGATAACCCTAACGTAACAAGGGGTAGGCGTCCTCACTTTCAACATATTGAGGAGTTCGCATCTTTCCCATCACACCCATCTAAAGGCTCTTTAAAAAACTGTTTAACACAGTCTAAGGGTTCTTGGAAGATCATGGGATCTATTATGAAAGCATTCGTAATGATGACAGGTACGGGTGGATCTGTGAACAATAAAGATGCTGAAGATGTATTTACCAATCCAGATGGTTTCAATCTATTGAAGGTAATGGAATGGACAGATAATCCAAAAGGTACAGGTATATTTATTCCTGCCTATCTTAAGTATGGAGGTACTTGGGAGGGCGTAGGGACACCGAATATTGAACTTGCTATGCTGTTACTGATTAAGTCTAGAAAGGCGTTAGAATCAGACCCTATAGCATTCATTGGGGAACTACAGGAATTTCCAATAACTCTAGATGAGGTATTTACTGTAACAGGTACTAATATCTTCAACCAGGATAAAATAGCTGAGCAGCTTACTAAATTAAAAGTAGCTACCAAGAAGCCGTGGAAGACAGGACAACTAAATTACATTCTTGATAAAGACGGTAATGTATTAGGTGTTGAGTTCGTAGAGAAAGCTGGGGGTAAAATTATTATAGTAGAAGAACCTGATAGAGAACCTGATGGTCAGATAATGAATAATCTTTATGTAGGTGGAGTAGATAGTATTGACCAAGGTAGAAAAGATTCATTAGTAGATGGATCTAAATTAGCTGTAGCTATAAAGAAGAGGATGACTAATTCACTATTTACTAGAACAAGTCAAATATATGTAGCTTTCTATAATGAACGTTCTGATGACGTACGTTGGGATTATGAAAATGTCCTGAAGTTATCGATGTATTTCAATGCTAAGATGAATATTGAGTACACTAAAATAAATATAGTGTCCTTCTTTAGAGAGAAAAAACAATTATGGAGAGTATTAAAAAGGCCTTCAATTGCTATAGGGTCTAATGTAAGTGGACAGAAAGCAAGTACACTTATAGGTACTCCTGCTACTACTGCAGTAATTGATCACCAAGATCAAAAATTTGCTGACTATATTGATGATAATTACTACCAAATTTTGTATATTCCCGTGCTGGAACAGTGCAGGGATTACTCAAGAGAAAATAGGACAAAATACGATTTTGTGGTAGCCTGCGGATTAGCTGAATTAGCTGATGAAGATTTTTTAGGTAGGCCAGCATCAACAACAGGTACAGCATCAGGGGAGTTAACTATGATAGGTATGTATCGAGACGGCAATGGTAGAAAGCGTTGGGGAACTATCCCAGTTAATGATAGCAAAGAAATAAACTCTATCTCAGAGGAGGAAATAGGTGAGAATAATCAATCTACTCCTTTTAAGTGGATAGATCCTACTCAATAGGAGTATAGTATCAAAATTAATTAGTATTATATAAACAGGATTAATAATTCAATAAGAAAAATATGAGTAATGAAAACAAAAGTATGGATCTTGGCCAGGTAAAGGCTGACATTGCGTACAGACATGGAGGATCAGAACAAATGAAAAGTATGGCAAATGCCAAGAATCTGACTGCCAACAATGATTTAGATGAGGTTGTACCAGTAGGTGATAGGATAGTAGTATCCTTGAAAGCCTGGCCAGCTCAAAGTGTTAACGGTTTATTTATGCCGGAGAGCTACACTGTTATTAGAGGTGATATGTATTCAACTCAAGTTGAAGCTGTAGGAGCTGATGTAACACTAGTTAAAAAAGGGGATGTTATTATAGTATCTATTTATTCAGGATATCATATAACAACAAAAACCGGCCACGCAAAAATCATTTCACAAGCAGACATACTAATTCATAAGACAAAAGAAGACATGGAAAAAGATCAATCCTTCGACCCTAAAACATTTAAACCAGGAATCAATTTTATTTTGGTTGAAATGATAGAAAAGAAACAACAAAGAACAGCGTCAGGTATTATCACAGAAATGGGAGAAGACGATGCACTTAATAAAAATGATGTAGCTACTAAGACAGCTATAGTATTAGCTAAAGGTGAGGTTGACAAGTTCGGAAAGGAATATAAAGAGGTAAACATTGGAAGTACTATTATTATGGACTCATACGTGGGTATAGTATTAAATACATCAGATGTTACAGACGAGGCTAAGTATAGAATTATGTTAAGTAATGATATCCTTGGGTATATTGAAAAGAAATAATATAACGATTTATGTACACTAATAGCTATACAACTATAAAGAGGGAAGTATTTTTAACCGATAAGGAAAAGCTTAACCCTCAATACTTTAAGGATCAATCAGATTTCTATATAGCTAGTTTGACTACTGCTAAGATGGGAGTCGAAACATCTCGTAATTACTATTCTAGTATGAGAGATCAGCTAGACTTTGAGTATTTAGAGGATATCTATGGTATGCAAAACCCTATTGATTTAGGATTTACAAACATTATAAAACCCCGTGTAGATGCACTAGTTGGGCTTAGTTTATTATCTGAGCCCAATTTTAGTGTCGCATATACTGATAGTGATACCGTTAAAGCTGTAGAGCAAGAGAAACTTGATAAGGTTCTTGGTGAGCTTGAGACAGAACTCGGTAGAAAACTAGAAAGTAACAGGAGAGCAGCTGCAAAGAATCCACAGCAAGCTCCTGAGGCTAGCGAAACTCCTTCAGCGGGAGTAAAAGACTGGCTAGGAAATTTAACTAAAAAATACGGTCCATCATATGTTTCTTCATTTGAGATAGCCGCCCAAAATATTATCCGTCATATAGAGACTGACTCTGAGATAGATATGGGGAACGTCAAAAAAGAAGTATCAAAAGATTACTTTACTACAGGTGAAGGGTATTCTCGCTCCATTTATAAAGGAGAAGGGAAGGATCCTAAGATTGAGTGTGTAAAACCAGAGCACATCTTCACTAATAAACCTAGACAAGATAGAGACCTTAAGAATACAGATGTAGTAGTTCATAGAAGAAGAGTTACTGTACATAATATATTAAAGGAACTTGGAGATGTAATCACAAAGGCTGAGGCAGAAAAATTATTTACTGCTTATAGCACGTTAGGATCTGATCTTGATTTACGATTTGGAGCTCCGGATGTAATGATTCAAAATGCCCAGGGAAATGAAATGGATAATGTAGGCCTTAAAACAGGTTGGACAGATGCTCCACTTTCAGGACTTATAGGAGATCTAGTTGATTTCTATCACGTTGAGTGGTTAGCTTCCACTAGAATCCCTGACGGTAAAGGTGGGCATGTATACAGAGAAGATCGTTACGAGTGCTATCGTATTGGTACTGAGATACATATAGGCGGAAGACGTTGTGCAGAAGCGCCAAGAAAAGAAGATTCCTTATGGAAAACTACACTATCTTATAAAGGACTAATAAATGTTTCTCCTAAAGGAATTGTAGAGTCTATGGTGAATAGTATGAGAGAACTTCAGGATCTATATGATATTATGATGTTCTTCAGAAATAATACAGTAGCAAACTCAGGTGTATCTGGATCTCGTGTGAACGTTGCCGCTATACCGAAAGCGCTAGGTAAAAAGTTCATGGATAGATTAACGAAGTGGATTACTTTCCGTAAGCAGGGTATAGAACTTGTGGATCCTACAGAAGAAGGGGCCCAGTTATTCCAACACTATGGTGATTTTAATGCTGCTATAAAAGGAGATTCCATTAACGCTATTAACGCTATCTTAGAGTCCTTGACAGTTCAAGCTGATATTGTATCAGGTGTACCTCGTCAGATGCTAGGAGTTATAGAACAAAGAGATGCAGTAGAAAATGTGAAAGTAGGTATCAATCAGGTATCAGTACTTTCATTAGAATTATTTAGAGATATAGATCGTTGCTTGAATAGAACAGTACAAGAATCTTTAGATGCTTTTAAATTCGCCTATAGAAATATGGAGAAGAGAGGTATCCATAGACATGGTTCAATGTTGATACCTTTTACTGTAAGTCCTAGTCATTTTGCTATGTCTGATCATAAAGTATCTGTAGTTTCTTCAGGGATAGAAAACCCTAAGTTACTGAAGATCATAGGGTTGGCCAAAGAATTCGTAGCTGCAGGAGCACTTCCTCCAGAGGTAATGGTTAAAATGCTTAATAAAAGATCTGTACCAGAAGTAGAGATTATGTTGGACGAAGCTATTGCCAAGCAGAAAGAAGAGCAAATGAATATTCAGAAGATGCAGCAAGCATTGGATGAGTCTGAGTCTACAATTAAACAGCTAGAGGCAGAGATAGCTAGACTTGAGAATAATGCTCAGGCTGCAAACAAAGAGAGACTAGAACTTGATAAGAAAGTAGCTGGGTTCCAAAACGAACAGAAAACTAGAGAGCTTGATATTATAGAGAATAAAAATAAAAAAGACGGAGAAGTAAAAGATAAGGAGGTAGTTCTTAAGGCACAGACAGTTGAGCTTGAGAAGGAACAACTTTTATTTGGATCCGGAAATGCAAAAGAAGTTAACAATTTTTAATTAGATTAGAATGGACGATATAAAAAGCGTATCAATAAAAGATACAAACGGAAGCCTATCTGAGGATATTATTAAAATATACTTAGAAAAGTCATCGCTTAATGCATGGCTAACTGATGGAGAGGACGGTAGGAGAACTCTTAAATTATCTCCTTCAAATGTTAGATTCGATTCTGTTCCTAATATTAATGGTTCTACATATAAAACTTTTTTAGCTTATAATGGGAGTCTAGGTTACTCTAATAAGATATTCTCTACTGTAGTAGCAGATGCCTCAGGTATATTTGTTCCTGGAGATCTTCCTGTACTAGAGTATGATCCATCTACTGTAGTAAAACCAGATCTAGAAGAGTTAGAAGATGTTGTTATAGATATTAAAATGTATAATGGAACTGTTGATGTTCTAAATTATTCTGAAGGTATACTATCAAATGGGGAGAAATCCTACTTTGTAAAATCCAGAAGGGCTTATCCTACGCAGGTAACAAGTCTTCCTAACGTAGCTGGGAGTAAGGTTTATATGGATGGATGGTATTCATACACCACAATAATCTTTAGACCTCTTATTGTAGGAGCAGTACTATCAGAAGGAAACTTCTATGGGTACGAAGGGTTTATTTTTAAGGCTTCAGATAACGGTATTTTATCTAAAAGTATTGAGGGTGATTTATATATAATGAGAGAAGGAGATACTGTTGTAAAGGATGGTGTAATGCAGGTAGAGAACGCAGATTATGAAGGACTTTTATTTACTTTAAATGAAACTACTGGATTAGGTGCAATGGGTAATAATGTGTACTTACATTCACAAGTACTTGTTATGGATGAGATAAGAGATGCTATAACAAAAGAGGCTGTAGAGCAGGCATTTGCAGATGATCAGGATTATATAGATTTTCAAAACTGGCAGAAGTTGACTCTTAAAAGAGCAAGTGCATATATAATGTTTCAGAACGAGTTGTTCGAAAACGCTCAGATTCTTTTAGAGTCTGCTAGAGCTTTTTGTACAAAAGGAAGATATAACTTTAATTGTAAATAATCATGATTGTAATACAAGACATTTGGACTGCGGTTGATAGAGCTTACGAAGAGATAGCTATGTTACAGCTAGAAATAGCTAAGAGGTCCCGTGTATCTGGTGATGTTACCATATTTAATAAAAAACAAATGGTGTCAACAGAGTTATATGCGTATGTAGATGCTATAAACAGTATTTCTTTCAATCATGACAGTACAAAAAATAAAACTATAGAGAGACTATATTATAAAATAAAATTAATTACTAAAGATTTAAGACAATGGGATTAAATAACTATCGATCATTCAAAGATAATGTTGTGGATGACGGAGAAGAAGTTTTCGCAGTAGTGGAAGCAGATTTTTCACCAGACTTTAAGAATAGAAACACAATTCAACTATGGGATGTAACAGCTATAGCTAATCCTATAATCAATAAATGGAAGGGTACTACTCTGACAGACAGGACCTTACATGAGGTTACAATAGTGAATAATGGTAACACATTAAAGGCAGTAAGATTTACATCTAACTTTAAATTTACAGACGAGGAATTTGTAACTGATTTAGATATAAAAATAGGTCCTAATGGTTCAGCTCACTTTTATTGTACCGCCATTTTAGACAACGGTAATCTTGTATTTAATATGCGTACAGGGTCGCAAGATAAAAGAAAATTATAATAATATCACCTTTCAGGTATATCTTTATAAATTAATAGTGTATTATAAGAATATGTAAATAACAAATAAGAATAATAAGATGACAAAAATCAAAAAGTATCAGCAAGGAGCGATCATCGATGAAGATGATTTGTTCGAAGACGACGAAGTAGCAACAGGAGATGCAGGGGGAGCCTTAGACGGTGAATTAGTCGAAGGGACACCTCCAGGAGCAGGAGATGGAGAAGATGAAGCAGCGAGAGCAGCAGCCGATGAAGCAGCCGCAGCCGCAGCAGAACTTGAAGCAGCAGGAGGAGATGGAGCACCAGAACCGCCAGCACCAGCTTTCGCAGAGTTAACAGGAGTAGAAAACTTTTTAACGAACTATGGAGTACAGGGAGGTATCATAACATATGAAGACGGTACCACAGCAAGATTCTCGGAGTTAGGTAATGACGAGCAAAATGAAATATTAAGTTCTTTGGTAAAAGAGAGTGTCCCTAGTATTGAAGAAAAATTCAATTTAGACGAGGATGAGATCAATCTTTTGAATGCAGTTCGTGGAAGCGATTTAAGTTCTGAGGAGTTCATTAATAGTATAGTTGATCATAGGTTACAGACAGTTCTAGCTAACAGAGATGCAGATAACACAGACTATGAAAACCTTTCACAAGACGCTATTTTTGTAAAGAATCTTAAAGACAATGATGCAGACATCACAGAAGAAGCTATAGCAGAGGAATTAGTAAAAGCTAAAGACCTTACTAGTTATAAATCTACAGTAGAGGCTATGAGAAAATTATATATCTCAGAGCAGACAGCAGAATATAATGCTACTCAAGCTGAAAGAGATGCGTTATTTAATAGTGAGATAGAAGCTCAACGACACGATATAGTGCAGTCAATAGAGACTATCGATGACATCGGAGGTGCAGCAGTTACTCAAGAAATGAAGGAGTTCTTACTACACGATATGATGGAGTTGAATGAAGATAAGGATCCTATATTAATGGAGAAGATATTTTCTAACCCGCAAACCATGTTCGAAGTAAATTGGTTCATGAACTACGGAAAAGATTATATGCAACAGGTTAACAACTATTGGAAAAAGGAAGTTTCTAAAGCCCACAAAACAGGCTATGAGCAAGCTACCGGAAGAATGCCAGGAAACCCTACAATCATAGGAGAGAATGGTAAGCCTATCCCAGTGACAGGAGACCCAGTACCAGATGGATTACCAGGAAGTTTTGGAAAAGTAATATCCGAAGAAGAACTTTTTGAAGAACAGTAAGAGTATAAACAATTAAAAAAATAATAATTAATATTAATTTCTAGAAAATGAGAATAGTAGATCGTAAATTTATCGACAAAAACATTCATACGACTAGAACTCGCCAACATTTCGGTACTCTTTTAGGAGAGAAACCACACGTAATGGGGCAAGTGGTACGTATGTATCCGCGTTTAACTATCAGTAATCTTACTGAAGGGTTAAGAAACGTGTACACAAATAAGAAAGCTCAGGGTGGATTCACTCCGATTAATTCTTATGCAATCGAATGGAGAATCGACGTTAACTTTATTAAAAAAGTTAAAATCGCAGCTGATGCAACACCTACAGCAGGTGTATTCACAGTAGCTCTTGAGGAAAAATATTACAACAAAAATGAGACTTTCGCTTTAGATAACGGAACTCAATTGTTCGTAGTAGCACCTCCAGTTTATAAAGGAGCTAAACGCTTCGATTATAAAGTAAAAATGGTTTCCAACAATGCAGGAACACCTGATGCAGCGATGTTAAAGAAAGGGAAAACAACACGTTTCCGTTCAAATTATCATCCAGAATTATCTGTGAGAGGTTACGTTAAGTACCAATTCAACACAGAAAAGCACCGTAATTACTTATCTAAACATAGATCTAGTGATGTGCAATCTGCTGAGTATTCAGCTTCTCAAGATTATTTAGTTGAGAGAGGAAAGAAAAATGCTGCTAACGGTAAGTTAGAGTATGAATACTTTAGATTACAAAAACTTGAGAAAGATGTATTAGAGTCTTACTTATGGGCAAGAGAAAATCATTTACTTTTCGGAGAAACTAACTTCGATGCTAACGGTAAATGTACTATGCAAGATGAAAAAGGTCAAGACATTCCAATTGGTGATGGTGTGATCAAGCAAATCGAAAGATATTGTGAGAAATTTGCATATTCTGTACTAACAACACGTTGGTTAGAAGACATTATGGCTTCAATGAGAGAGAAGTCTGCTAACTCTATCGGTAATACATACGCGTTTGTAGTGAACGAAAGATTGTATGACCAATTAGGTAGATTATTGAAAGATGATTTACGTTTCCAAGGGAACTCTAACGGGTCTCATTACTGGACTAATAACGGAGGTAGTAAAATTAAAGTTGGTGCACACTACGATAGCTACACATTCCAAGGGAATACAGTAGTATTTATGGTAGATAAAATCTTATCTGATGAGTACCCTTACTCAGGATATGGTTTCTGTATCAATGTAGGAATTGACCAAACTAATTCTAACTCTGGTATCTCAATGTTTACATTAGAAGGACGTGAAATGCTTTCTGGTAAATTAAAAGGTATGGGTGGATTTAGTGGAAAAGAAAATAACATGGATCTTGCAACATCTGTTGATGGTAGTGAGTACCACTTATTAGGATATTCTGCTGCAGTTGTATTTAACCCTTACAACGCTGCAATCGTGAAAGAATCTTTCTCTCCGGTTATGCCAGCTTAATAAAATAGGTTACCTTTAGGGGGAGAATTTAAACCTCTCCCCCTTTTTTTTAAATAAATGTTAATAAGAAAAATAATATACAAATGAATACAAATAAAAACACTGTTGGGATCTCACGAAACCAACTAGCAAACGGAACACCAAGTGATAAACGATTAATCTTACATTCATTCTATAAGGATGACAAGTGTACGATATCTCCAGCAAAGGATATAAATGGTAGGTACTTAGGTATCAACGAAAACATTCCGGAGATTAAAAAGTTAGAAATGGGCTATGTTCCATCAATTGAAAGCCGAATTAAGTTATACGATGGGATTGAGATAGATCTTAATAACAAGACATGGGCTGCTGATTGGGAGTGGATGCAACATTGTGCTGAGATCGCAGATGATTTCAAAACAGGGCAAGCAGCTCCAGGAGCGTATTTTTATATCTTCAGACCAGGTTTCGAATCTGCTCAGAAAGTATCTGATACGGAAAAAAGAGTTAAGTTGATGAATTACATTTTAAATGACTCAGCTGAAAACTTATATAATAGAACAAGTATCTTAGGTGTTGATATGACTAATTCAGTTATCTCTGACGTAAAAGAATACTTATTAGGTATGGTAAATACAGAACCTGAAAAAATAGAGTCTGTATATGAGAGTAAAACATTCTCTTTAGAATTATTATTCTTACACGCACTTAAGAAAGGAGTTATTCAAAAAAGAAATGGTATCTTTACTTTCGGAGAAATATTATTAGGATTAGAGGATAGAGCTGTAGTAGCTTACTTCGCAAACCCTAAGAATCATATTACAACGAGAGCAATTGAAGCTGTAACATATGGTAATAGAGATAAAGTAGCGAACCCTCTAGAAAATGAAGCTGTTCAGGGAACTGATGATGAAGGCGAAGCGGAACTTCATAATGATGTATCTTTAGATACTACCATTAAAACAAGTACTCTAGAAGTTGAACGTGAATTAACACCGCAGGAAAAAGCGGCCATCACTAGAAAGAAAAACGCGGAAAACGCAGGTAAATAATAAAATAGAATGTATAGTACAAGCAGACAAGCATACATAGATATATTAACGGAGCTTCTTAAAGAGGAGGCTCCGACTTTATATCTTGAAGATTTTTTGTATTACTATAATAAAGCTATCAGTGAGTATATGAAGACTAGGTATGAACTATTCGAAGTTACTCAACAATTATCTGACGACTTAAGATCTTGGAAGAAAGATTTTAATACTAGCGGACTAATTGTACCTATAGATAGTATATATGAGACACACGAAGGGAAAAAAATCGATTTGTACAGGCATTTACTGGGTTGTATTATTTCTGCTACTGTCATTAGGCCTATCAGCAAATGTGATCAGAGAGCGGGGATTAATAAATCGTATAAGGTTACTCGTATGTCCTCAGAGATCAAAGCAGGAATCTTAAATAATGTTTACTTAGAACCTAGGTTTTATAGACCTTATTTTGAAGTGATAGGAAATACTATTAAAATAAATATCGGCGATAAAGACACAAAGTCGATAGAAATTAGTAATATAGTAATAGAATATCTTTGCCAACCTGCATATGTAGATTTAACTGAGGAACAAGTTGAGATCGATGAAGATACTAGTCAGGTGCTAGAATTCTCAAAGGATGTTGGAGAAGAAATATCTAAAGTAGCTTTAAAGCTTATTTTAGAAAGAGGTTCAAGTCCTAGGACACAATCACATATAGCAGTAAATCAAGCTATTAGCGATGTATCTACAGGGATGAAAGGAGGAAAATAACAACATTGGGGATACCAGCTCCAAGTTTAATATATAAACAGAGAAGCCTATACTGGTATAAGGCGGATCACAAAATAAATAAATTATGTTCAATTTAGGATTTAAACAAATTGTAATCAACAGTAATTCTGTTGTAAAAGCCTACACGGCAGCAGACACTAGCTTTGCAACTCCTGTAATAGGGGCAGCTGTAGTAGAAGGGTCTATCGTTAAGATCGATGGATTTGGTTCTTTCGTAGTTCCAGCTCTAGTAGAAGACGCAGCAGTTCCAGCTTTTGGTACTACTACAGTATCTTCTCCAGCAGCAGTTGGGATATACACTGCAGTAATTGCAGGATTTGATTCAGCTAAAAAGTATGATATCAAATTAAAAGTAAAAAATGCACGTGACGTAGCAGGTATTTATACTGGTCATAGTGGTGATATCTGGACTTTTCAGACAGGCGCAGGAGCTAGCTTCGGTTTAGCAGCAGCAGCAGGTCAGATTGCCGGTTTCAACGATAATTTAGTAAAATTCTCTGCAAGTGGTGCTGATTTAGTTATCACATTCCAAGCAGGTCTTGAAGGAATGACATTAGAGTCTCTTGAAGTTCTTGAATCTGTTGCTGAAGTATCTATGCCTATCACTTCAATTGCTATTACTCAAGCTCCATCTTACGGTGTTGGTTTAGGTAAAATGATCGAAGAGGAAGTTATGAACTCAACTGGAGCTAATCTTGATCCTTATGGATTCCCTGTAGGTGGTAAAGATGGTCCTGTAGATGTTCGTGGAACTTATACTGAAGTATACTGGAAATCAGCTGCTCCAATGAATGGCTTTGAACCACATGCTATGACAGGATATGGTGATGCTAACACTGAAACTAATCATGTAGGAACAGAGCAAATTGCGTATCTTAATGATGCGTCAGTTAGTGCTGATGTTTTAGCTATCATGAAAAAGTTGACTGGGTTCGTAAATGAGGTTGCATAAACCAAACCAAAAATTTTTATAAAAAAGCACTCTTTAATCAGGGTGCTTTTTTTAGTTCTAGATAATATGTATTATAATAGTAGAAAATTACGATACATATGACACTTTCACAAATGGCTAGCGCAATTAGAAACCATGTAGTAGATGGCTTAGACGGCATATCTTCTGCATCATTTTCTACAGAACAGTTAAAGGATGAGATACTACTTACTGCTTCTAGTTCTTTAGTAACCCTTACAGCCCAGGGTCTTATTGATATAAGCAAGTTTACTCAAAGAATAGACGGTATTAAAATAGAATGTAAGGATATCTCAAGTAATTGTGATGTTGAGTCTGATATTGAAGTACCACATTTTACTATACCAGATGTTAATAGGGTAGCAAATACTCCTATAACATATTTAGGTACGATGGACGGTAAACTTTCTTTTAAAGTATACTTCGACAGAGAGTATAGATTTCATAAATATAGATTGGCATCTTCTAGATTTCCATTTGCATGGGTGAGTTCTACAGCTAATGCTGATGGTATGCATGATGTATTTCTATTCAATGTACCTAAATATAATAACCTTCAATTTATATCTATTGATGCTGTATTTGATAACCCTTATGAAATACAGAAGACTCCGTACTACGAACAGTTCTCTCAGGCTGAGTTTTACGCCCCTCTGTACGTTCAAAAAGAAATTATAGACAAGTTGTCCCAACAGTATATAAACTACTACAGACAGCTTCATATGAACCCAAAACCTAATACACAACAAGCATAATGGAACAGAGAGATACCGCACGTAACGAACACACACAGAACATTAGATCTGGACTTCCTATACTTAAAACACAATACGGTCTTAACATAGATGAGTATGACTATCTTGATATAGCTGTAGATGCTTTAAGAGATATAAAACATTTTGGTACGACTGAATATGTTTCATATGTTACAGTAGGGAAAGATGGTAAAGTTAATCTTCCTTGTAATATAGACTGTATCGACGCAGTTACCACAGAGCATATGGGTAAGAAGGCATATAGTACTAGAGTAGAATTTGAGGTTGATGGAATTATAGGAACTGATTCTTACTATTCTTTTATGGAGATTATAGATAATTTAGGTTATATATGGAGCCCAGGACTAGGTGGATTTAGAGGTAAAGGTTATATTAGCTATCAACTAGATGGAAAGACTATGACCGTGGATACTGAGTTGGCAGGTCAGAAGATCGCCATAGCTTACACTGGAATAATAGTAGATGCTGAAGGATTTCCTACAATTACAAGGAAACAAGCTAATGCTATTGCTGCAATATGTGCAAGAATAATTATGGTAAAGGGAGCAAACCTAGGGCAAAAAGGGGCTGCTTCTATGATAGAATATTATACAGGTTTATCAGGTAGACTGAAGCAAGCGGCATCAATTCCTGAAGATATTACAGACAATGAGATGGATGAAGCTTTAAATGCTCAGACAACATTTAATAGAAAGAGTTATAATAGACCAACAAGATATAGCAGGTAATGAGTACAAGAAAAACATTTAATACCCCTTCAAATGTTGTAATCTCAATGTCAGAGTTACTGTCAGGAGAATTAAAGAAAATTAAATACAAGAAGGGATTTAATAATAAGGATATAGTATCAGATGGAGGAACATCTCGTGCGTACAGTGCGATTTTATTTAGGTTGATGGAGCTAATTGTTATGGATGTAATTGCCGGGCATATAGTTTACTTTAATAAAAAGAGAGGATCAAAGTTCTATGTAGACTGGCAACCAGCTGGTCCTGAGTTGATTAAGGGTAAAGGTATTAAAGAAGATATGGATTTTCCATTAGTCGACCTTAGAGTAACAAGATATAAGATGCCTATCATAGCCTTTGATCCAGGATATAAAAATTCTACTCCTTGTGTATGCATTGTACCTAAGTATTTATACGCGATGCTTATTGAAGAAGTAAATAAAGGTAAGAAATATCCCAAAGGTACAAAGGATTTTTGGTATAATAAACAAGGTGGATAATGGTTGATAAATGCACAGATGATTATATAGATGAATTAGGAGGATATTTTCCTCAAATAGAAAAAAGAGAACTAAGACGAATGGTTAATAGTATGACCTATTTACTAACTAGTTATATGAAGGATTGGTACAGAGGATTTTCATTAAGATCGAAAGATTCTCTAGTAGCGGATGGTAAGCTAAATAGATTTAGAGTACAAAGAATTTTTGGTACCGCGCACCTAATGAAGATGAGAAAAGTAGCTAAAACATACGCAAAAAAGAATGGCACAGGGAAATAACATATCAGCAACAAACTCTTTCGAGGGAGGACTAGTAACAGATCTACATAATCTAACTAGTCCTAGTAACACAGTAGTGGATTCATTAAATATGGAACTAGTAACTGTAGGAGATGATCAATATATCTATCAGAATATTAGAGGGAATAAACTTGAAGTAGAATTTCCTTTCTATACATATGAGGGTAAACAATATAGATTCTCGCCACAAGGGTTAAAAGTTCACAATAATATAGCCTATATACTAGTAGGTGCGTTTAAGCCTGATGGAACATTCTTAGCAGGAGCTGTAGGAACATATCCTAGTCCTGATTGGGCTGTTTTAAATTCAGGAGATTCCACTACTCATACTAGACTAGAAAATAAATTTAGATTTTTACATAATTATAAGAAACCTGGAGATGTAGCCTATAAGTCACCATTTATCTCTACTCTTTTTGAGTTTGAGCGTAATAGACATATAGATATAGATATTCAGGGAGACTTTGATAGTTCAGTTAATATTCTTTTTACAGATAGTTTAAATAATCCTAGTATAATAAACTCTAGGTTTAAACGTGTAGACTTCAATGAGTTAGTGCAATTGGCAGACAGAACCGGCACAAATGATAGTAATACATACAGCGATTCAGATTGGGACAGGATTACTCTTATACAAAATACTAATTTTCCTGTAGAGATTGTAGATGATAATGGAGATAAAGGATTCACTGTAGCTGAAGGAGGTTACCTTAGGGGTGGTGGGTATAGATATTACTTTAAATATACTACACAGGAAGGGAATACAACGGAGATTTTATATGAGTCCCCACTAATTCCTATATCTAACGGAGGACTTGGACTTGATAAGAGCCAGCTTTCTGATAAGCTTGTAAGATTTACACTAAGAAAATTAGATTCCTCATATACTGGAATAAAAGTATTTTTTGCGCACTTTGATGGAAAGGACCAGGCTGAGATGGAAGTATTCAAGATAGACTATGTTTATACATATGGTGATGAGAGTACTACAGTTGTTACCCATACAGGACTTGAAGATGTTACTGCAGTAGATGCTACAGAAATAAACGTTGGATTTACTCCTATAGATACTGTAAAATCTGCTGTTATTATAAATGATAGGTTAGCTTTGGCAGGAGCTTCTTCTACAATTAGTGAAAGAGACTTAGATATATTACGTAAAGCAGCTATAGATATTACTTTATGGGAAAAACAGAGATCTTTAGAGAAGATAATACCAAATGCAAATAAACCAGAGGAGTTTTATTATCCTGATTACTCTGATGCAGAGACTGCAGCTAATAGCTTAGGTTACTGGAAGGGAGAGGTATATGAATTTGCAGCTGTATTTATGCTAAAAAATAAAGGTTTATCTCCGGCTTTTCCTTTAACAGGAATGGATAATCTTATAGCTCTTCAGAATTCATTTACTTACCCTAATTATCCTGACTATACAGGCCTTATAAAAGAGGATGGGTTTGCTGATGGAAGTCTTATAAATAATAAAGGTCTTTTTAGAACATCTAATAAAGGTCTTATTTATACACCACTAGGTGACGGGGACGGTATTAGACATATAACATATTTAAATGCTAATGTAGCTAAATTATCAGAGGCTAATAATCCTGATCTACATAAGATCTCTTCTGGGTTCTTTATTGTTAGAAGACAGAGAATTAAAAACGTTCTTATACAAGGAATGGCCATACCTGTTATAAAATTACCTGCTAAATACCCTTCATTATATGAGGGAGTACTAGATAAGCAAGCTAGTTTATCTGCAAGTAAAAGATATTTAATAAAACACTTTGGAGGGGATGACGAAGACTTAGGGGATGATCCTACTATAGGATTAAATGCTCCTTATAAATCTGGGGTAAGAGATGGAGAGGCACTTTTTAATGATGACTTTAATACTGTTTTTGTACCTCAACCTACACAGATATTAAATACGCTTACAGCTGAAAAGGCATGGATAGTTTCAGGGGCAGTTAGTCAGTATGTAAGTACGTTACCTCCGTTATTAGCGGAGACTCAGGCTCCTTATGGTGAGACTGTTGATAAAGATAATAAAAGAACTGGGGATATGCATTTAGGATTCTACTCTTGTGAGATGGAACTAAATTTCCCTAATATAAAAAGCTACCTTAATGGAATAGATCCAGAGATGGAGATTCAGTACGCTAAGAACAATGAATCACCTGTAGGTTATACATATACAGGATATAAATATAGAGATAACCCTAATACAGTAACATATATAGCTGAGCCTGTTTCTATGGATAGATCTGGATGGTCGACAATACCTTCTAAAGCAGTGAAAGCTACAATATTAGAGAGTGGTAGATCAGTCTACTCTAATGGAAGTTTTTCATCTAAGACAGATAGAGCTTTAGGATTTATGTCAGATAATATAACTGATACAGATCCAGATGCTGCTGGTGATGGGGCTACAAAAATTACATACGGTTTACCTTATAAAAGGTTTACTGGTAGAGACGGAATATATAATATACTAGCCTCAACCTCAAAAGTTGCCTTTAACGTTGGTTTTATAGGTAGTATAGGGAGCTTTCACCCTTACTCAGTTATAAGTAATTCATATTCAAGGTATATGGGAGTTAAGATAAACCTGGAGGATATTCAGATAGCTCCTGAATTCTACTATAAGAAGAATCTACTAAGAACTACTGAGACACTTTTAAATAATACTAATATCCTAAAGGATCCTTCTGGAGAATTAGATAAAAGATACTTTGTTAACACAGGGCATCTTGCTAATGTATTCAGATCAGCAACAGGTAGATGGGGTGAGACTGAATTAAGAACAATTTATAAGTACGATAGCAATAAAGCTTATCATGCCGTTACAGACAGAACACCTCTCGATATAGAGGGAGGATCAATTGATATTTATAGAGGCGATGGATTTATATCTAGAATATTTAAGAAGACATCTTATAAGAATGGCGTGCCAAGTTCTAAATCTGCTACGTCAGCGGATGCTACTGACTACGGCGTAGGGCTTGTAAAAAATGAAAGTAGTAGTATTGATCAAGCAGATCTTAACGAGTCAGAAAGAGATGATTTAGGAAGAAATCTATTTGATGTAGGTCAAGTAATAGAGATTGCTACTTATTCTAATATAAATGCTGATATACGATCTACAGAGAAATTATCAGAGGAGGACTCATTATTATATGGTGGAGATAGAGATTTCTTCCCTAATAAAGAAGATGTGTTTGGGGATGCAAGGCCTGATGCTACTTCTTATAATCATGGATATACTGGAGAGGATAATCCTATATCATACTCTAGAATAGAAGAATATTCACCGTCTTTTAATACTGAATTTCCTAATAGAGTACTATTATCAGAAAGAAATAAGACACAAAGCTTCTTTAATTCCTTTAGAGATTTAAAAGGGTTTAATTATAGAGATTATGGAGTGGAGCTTGGTCCTATTGTTAAGTTAGCTTCTATCAAGAACTTACTTCTAACTATTCATCCTACAGGTGTACTAGCAATTGGTGTAGATGATAGAACATTAGTAGCTGAAGGAAGCGACGTTTATGTAAATACAGCTCAATCACTGAGCCCTACTGCAAAAACAATATCTGATATTTATGGTAGTGTTCACCCAGAATCAGTTGTAAAGACCGATACTACAGTAGCCGGAGTTGACTACAACGCTAGCGCTGTATGGATTTTCCAAGGAGAAAAATTATCTATAATAAGTGAATTCGCTATAAAAACATTACTAGAGAAATTTAAATCGGCTATTACTTCTGGTGGGTTTAGAGCAGGTGATCAGGACATTAGTTATAATGCGAGAGTATACTCTACATTCAATCACTCTAAACATACACTATATATCTCATACGTAGCGGAGCATCCTCAGGATAAACTGCAATACCATGTAGGGACAGTTTCTTATAGTACTGTTCTACAGAAATGGATGTCACGAGTATCTGAGGGTAATAAATTCTCTATGTTTATAGGGGCTCATACATATACTACAGGATTCAAGGCACTTAATGGCGCTATTGAGCAAGCTGACTATGCTATTTGGAAAGAGGACGCGTTAGTAAATAATGAAGGAAAAGGTTTAAGAGCTAGATTAAGAGGAATAGATTATAAATATGAATTCGAAATAGTTGTAAATAAAGAACCTGCTCTTGAGAAAGTTCTTAATAACATTAGAATGATTACAAATAAAAGTATCCCTATTACAGTAGAATATATTACTACAGGAGACGAAAATGATGCGGCTGTAGATATTTGGGGAGCAGAGAATGGTGAGAGAAAAGTAACACAAAAGATAATTACTAGAAATAAAAGTGCAAGAAAAGCTCTCCGTCTTGGTATTCTAGATGAAAATGCGTATTATAAAAATAGCGGATTGTATATCGAGGTAGGAAGAATTAATTCTATACTAAGAAAAAACATCGGAAACAAAAGAATTAGAGACAAAAGTATAAGAGTAAGGTTTATTTATTCAGGAAATGATGAGACCTTCTTACAAGGAATAATATCAATGTTAAGCATAAGCCACAGCTAATGAAAAAAATACATGACATAATCAGCAGCGAATTAGTAGCAAGAACCAATAATATCAGACTTAAACAAGAGTTTGGACAGGTTGGTATAGATACTAATATCACATCAGAAGGAACTTCTACTATTTTTACTACGAAGTTCGTAATTCAAGAGATTAATTATATTACAGTAAATGGTATAAATCTTATTGAAGGAGTTCACTATACCACAGATACTGAGAAGACTATTAAGATAAGTAATAAAGGAGCACCGGTTAGAAAAAATCCTAGCTTAACAACTACTATCTTAGTTAGTTACTATACTAAGCCTGCTGTTAGTTCTTATACAAAAGTTCCTCCAGTTATTAATTCATTTACACTAAACTCGTACTTAGGTAGAGCAGGAGAGATTATATTTGATTTTAATATAGCTCCATTTGATGGTAAGAATATTTATTGGTCTATATTAAAAGACGGAGATAAAACTCCTTTATACTCTGGTAATTCAACGTCTACTTCAGGAGGTTATTCCTATGATGCTGATAATGTGGCTACTAAACTCAACCATTTCATTTCTAATACTGAATATGCTGAAAGACAAGGGGGTAAAATACCATTTACTTTTGTAGTGGTATACGATCTTACCAATGACGGATCAATATTAAATGAGAGGTTATTATCTTCAGCTGTATATGTTCTAGAAGCAAACGAGACTGTTACTGGTAATTTATCAGTTACACCTGGTATGATATCAACAGCAGGAGCAGCTAAAGAAATAGCTATCACCTATAATATAAATGATCTTGGTATAGGTGGTCCTTCTTATGAATGGGCTATTACACGTTCTAAAGATGGTGCTGTAGAAACAACACTTCGTTATGGAAATCAAGCTAGTGTAAATTTAGCAGACACTTTTACAGAAACGGTGGCTACTGTAGCAGGAGATAACTTTGAATATAGATATTTTCTTAAAGTAAAAGCAATAGGATCAACAGATTATACTACTGTTGCCAATGATAAGACAGTTATCGCTGTTCCAGTTGGAGAACTAGTAGCTCATGCAGGATATTTAGATGCTGCTATCATGAGTTATATAGATCCTGAAGATAGTGTAAGAAAGAAAATAGGTTCGTTAGGAACAGCACAAGATTTAGTAGAATATAATAATAGAGTACCTGGTGAGATATTCACTAAGGATATTACTAAGGTTTACTTAACAAATGAAGAATTTATAAATCCTTTCCTTAATGATTTTGGAGGAACAGTAACAGCTGTTTACTTTGTTATTGAATTACCAGATAACTGGGGACCAGTAGATTTCTATCAAACATTAGGTCTTGTAAGTCCAACAGCATTTAATATAATACCTCTAGGAAATGGATACACAGCATACTTATATAAAGATGCTCCATCAGCAGTGGCAAACCCATCAGATTACTACCTTAAAAGCAGAGTATAATGAATCAGATGTATAATAATAAAACAAATGCAGCAGGTATACATATTACCGAAGCCTCTCCTATAGATGATAGAAAGTATATAGAAACAGAGGCTGAGATAGCTGTTTTAGAGAACATTGAACCCTTCCCTAGTATTATGTACAATGGGATGGTAGTTCAGATAACCGAGAATCGTAAAGAGTATATATGGGTAGAGTCGTCAATTGGTCTAATGGCTGTTGGATACACATACCCTGAGTACATGGATGATATTCAAGGACAGAATTATGCAAATAAAACATATAACCTAGTATTGTACGATAGAGTAAGTAAGGTTAGCGTTACCTTTACTAACGTAAATGATGCTGGCTTATTTATAGCAAATAAATATTTACCTCAGCATATTCTAAATGATAAAGAGTCAGCTCAGGTAATGTTAAAATCTAGTGAATCCTCTTATGAAGAAATAGAGTGGCCGGATAAAATAGTTGTTGATACTACTGGTATTACAGTTATCTTAGATCCTAAACCTATTGTTTCAGAGAATTTTAAAGTAACAATATCATAATAATTATAGCATGAAGATAAGAGGATCATTAATAGTAACTAAGAATCTGATACTACCTGGACCAAGTGGTGGTGACCCTTCTGAGGGTTTCGTAGCTTTATCGGACTCAACTGGAAAAGTATACTGGGGTAACCTTGCTATACTTCCACTTAATACAGGCTATACATACCCTGCAAAAGGTTCTTTAGTTTTATCGAATAATAAAATATTTTATTCTATTGTAGATAATGCTCCAGGTAATGCTACGGGGGATACTGCTATCTGGCTAGAAGTTGGATCAGGTACACAAGGATCAGTACTTTCTGCAGATATTATAGCAGCCCTAGAAGCAGCAAATGTACCTACAGCAGGTAATCCGTTTGCTACATTAGCAGATATAAAGAATCTTACTATAAAAGGTACAGCTACTTCAGCAGTAATTATAACTAAGAATGCAGCCATAAAGAATAGTCTTTGGATTTCTTCTACTACAGGCACTGATAGTTATGGTACCGCAGTAGTTATTGGAGATGGGTTAATATCTGACGGTTCTGGATGGAAAACTATAGGCCAAATTAGAGGTCCAATAGGGGAGACAGGAGTAGGTGAAGCAGGTCCACAAGGAGAAACAGGTAAAGGAATTTATTTAAAAGGCTCGGCTGTTGTTTCTATGATTGTAGCAAGTAATGCAGCAGTAATTGGAAATGTATGGATAGCTACAGACGCAGGAGTAGATGAATATGGAACACCTGTAAAAGTAGGGGATGGCCTTATGGCTGACGGAACAAAATGGATAAACATTGGAGCTATAAGAGGCCCAGCAGGTATATCAGCATATTCAGGTACTTATTTAATAAAAGGTGGAGTGATATGGTTATATGATTATACCTATTTAGTTAAAGCAGACTCCTATGTAATTAATGGTATTCTATATAGTGCAGCACCTAAGATCTTTACACTAACTCCTTCAGCAGTTGCTGAGGATAGGATAGATAAATTTTTAGGGGATACTAATGGTACTATCGTAATTAGTGAAGGAAATTTCGGAGACCCGGCAATAGAGCCTAGTGTTAATGAATCAATTCATTGTTATATAGGTAAGGTTGATATAGACAGAAATACTACACAACCAACTGCAGCCGCTAGTACATTAATATTTGATGAGAATACAGGTATTGGAGGAGGCGAGTTTGATGCTACTATAGA